ACAAACTGGGATTGACAATATAGGCAATATGGTAGATAATAGTAAAACAAGTAAGTGCAAATCTTACATCTACCGCATAATTTTTTCATTATTCGGCACTACTGTAATAGGTAGTGTAGAGCAGATAACAGTGCTATTCATTATGTTCGCAATCACAACAATCCTTAAAAGAGAAACTTAAATCAATTCTCCCGTTATCTGTTCTACAGTGCTTATTAGAGAACTATATGTTCTTAATCCTAGGGTATAAGCACATTTAATTAGTGCAATAGGTAAATACCAAGTATGCAGGTATGTAAAGGAAAAGAAAAGTTTGGCATATCATTATGGGAAGCCTTTACGGAATTACCTATTGGAAACTTAGTTGGCGTTACCTGTTATTCATTTAATAGGTAGCATAGAGTAGATAAAATAAACTTGAAATTTCTCTTTAAACTTATTTAATAGTTTTTTTTATCTATTCTATGGTGCTTATTAAAAACACTAGAAGTTCTTATTTTATTACTATCAAGTAATAGGCAAAGTGGACGCTCAACACTATAAATTGAGTTTATCAACAATGTGCTACCTTAATCGGTAGTACCTAGTAGGTATGAGAAACTTTGATAAATAGCAATCAACCATTTTTTCATTAAATCTAACCTTAAGTCATACCTATTAGGTAGTGCTTATTAAGAATAAGGAGATGTAATAATGACATTTCAAGAAGGAAATAATTTTGGGAGTCGTAAAGGGAGACCAAAAGGAATGAAGAATATAGGACCAGCAAGGGCTATAGAATTAGTTACTTTATGGGTAGAATACGGCAATTATACAAGAGTATCAGAGGAAAGTGGAGTAAACAGGAAATCTGCTACACAAGTAATAAAGAAATGGATAGAAGACAATCCAGAGCAATACAATAAGATGTTAGACGCATTTCTTATGAGAAATAAGCAAATGATGATAATGCAAAACGCTCATACAACGCAAAAAGCATTAGATAAAGTTGACGAGTTATTAGATACAACTGAAAGTTTAAAAGAGGCTTCAATGGCTTATGGAATACTACACGATAAAGGAGCCTTAATGAGAGGTGAAGCAACACAAAACTCTGCTGTAATAGTTAAATTAGAAGGATTAGAGGAATTATCTAAATAATGGAATTAGATTTAGGAACTTTATATCCAAAGCAAATAGAGTTTTGTAAAGCGACTAATAAATATATTTGTTATGGCGGAGCAAGAGGTGGTGGGAAATCCCACGTATCAAGAATAAAGATGGTACTTCTTGCTCTTTATTATCCCGGAATACAAATACTTTTATTAAGAAGAACTTTACCTGAGTTAAGAGAGAACCATATAAACCAATTACAAAGCCTTTTAAGATGTCAACAAAAGCAAAATAGAATTGCTGAGTATAAAGAGTCTACTAAAGAATTTAAGTTCCCAAATGGCTCAAGAATAGTCTTAGGTTATTGTGATAAAGAGACTGATGTATTACAATATCAAGGACAAGCATATGAAGTAATAACAATGGAAGAAGCAACTCTTTTTACAGAGTTCCAATTTCAAGCATTAACAGAGTCTAACCGTTTAAGCGGTAATATAACTGGCTTTACTCCAAGAATGTATTTTACTTGTAACCCTGGAGGTGTAGGACACGCTTGGGTTAAGAGATTATTTATAGATAGAGATTATAGGGGAACAGAAAACCCAGATGATTATTTATTTATTCCATCTAATGTTTATGAAAATAAATATTTAATGGAACACGACCCTAACTATGTTAGAGTATTAGAGAATTTACCAGAAGACCGTAAACAAGCAATGTTATATGGTAATTGGGATGTTTATGACGGACAATTCTTTCCTGAATTTAGAAGAGATGTCCACGTTACAGAACCTTTTGAATTACCTAATTCTTGGAATAGATATATTGCTTTCGACTATGGTTTAGATATGTTTGCGGTATTATTTATTGCTATAGATACAAAAGGTAAGGCTTATGTTTATGATGAAATACATAAAGATAACTTAATAGTATCTGAGGCTTCTAATACTTTAAAAAGTAGAATGAGGAAAAGAGATTATAAAGCAATTATTGCTCCTCCAGATTTATGGAGTAGAAATAGAGATACAGGACAATCAACTGCTGAAATATTTAGAAAGAACGGATTAACATTATCTAAAGCCTCAAATGCAAGAGTTGCAGGATGGTTAGCCGTTAAAGAGTGGTTAAAAGTCAAAAAAGTTCGCCACGAACAAACTGGTGAACCTATAGAAGTATCTGATATAGTAATATTTAGTAATTGTAAGAATTTAATTCATTGTTTACCATTATTACAACACGATGATAAAGACCCTAGTGACGCTTCAACAGAACCTCACGATATTACCCATATATGTGACGCTTTAAGATATTTCTGTGTAAGTAGACCTAGAAAAAGTGAAGAAACTAAGATTAAAGAAGGGTTCTTTGGCAAGATGGAACAGCCTAAACAATATGATGTTGGAGAAGAGATAGTGGTAGTATGAAAAAACATTTTAGAGATAAATACGACGTTTTAGATTTAGACGTCGTTATTTATATAAAAAATTTCTCCAAAATAGGAGGAATAGAAACTTGGACTTATTATACTTGTAAGAAGTATAATGTAGGACAAATAACTGTTCTATATAACTTTGGAGATAAAGAACAATTAGAAAGATTAGAGAAAGTGGCTAATTTAATACAATATACAGGTCAAGAGTTCCATTGTAATAAGATAATCTTTGGAGCACCGGTTTTCATAGATATGGATTTATACCGTATGGCAGATAAAAGATATTTAATTAACCACGTATGTTATGGCGACGCTAATAATCAAGAAGTATTTGAGATACCAGAATTAGATGGTAATTTTGCTGTTTCTGATTATTGTAGAGATAGTTGTAAGAAAAGAATGTTAGGAGATATAGTAACTCTATATAATCCTGTAGAAATAGATAAACCAGAGAAGGTTTTAAAGTTAATAACAGCGTGTCGTTGGGCTAAAACAAAAGGAAACCAACAAATGTTAGACTTCGCTGATAGATTAGATAAAAAGGGAATAAGATATATATGGTTTGTTTTTACGGACGAGGAACCAGAATATCACTCACCTAATATGGTATTTATGAAGCCTAGATTAGATTTATCCTCAATAATAGCAGAATGTGATTGGGGTATTGAATTTTCTAAACTAGAGTCATATGGATTATTCCCTACAGAATGTTTAATTTTAGGGACTCCTGTGGTATTAACTGATTTGCCTGTGTTTAGAGAGATAGGAATAAGTGAAGATAATGCTTTGTTTTATGACTGGGAACTAAACGGACCAGATGTAAGTGAGTTATTAAACGTTAAAAAAGTAAAATATACTCCACCTTCAAGTGATGAGTTATATAAGGAGTTGTTAGGATGAGTTATTTTAAAGTGATAATACCTAATTATAATAGTGAGAAATTTATAAAGAAAACGCTATCAAGTATCTTAAACCAAAGTTTTAAAGACTTTGATTTAATCATAGTTGATGATATGAGTACAGATAATTCAGTAAAAATAATTAGAGAATATATGAAGAACGATAAAAGAATATCGTTAATCGAGAATGATAGAAAAAGATATAACGGGGGAGGAAGAAATGTTGGTATAGAATATCCAATCAAATCTAAATATACTTTGTTTTTAGATTGTGACGATTGGTTTTATTCTAATGATATATTTGCCACAATTCACGACAAATGTGAAAAGACAAAAGCCGACTGTGTCACATTACCATACATAATTTATGATGGTAATTATAAATTCTTCAAGTTAAAAAGAAATAGTCCACAAGATTTAGTTAAAGATTTAAACGTTGCTTGCTGGACAAAATGTATAAAAAGCGAATTAGTAGTAAAATTTCCAGAGAATACTCTTATGGAAGATGTTGCTCAACACATAGAACAATGCGATTGTTTAAAAACTTGCGATAGCATAGAGGAATTCGTTGTTGTATGGAATAGAGCAAATAGAGGTTCAATATCTCAAAAACCTAATAAAAAGAGGAAATCAAGCGAGTGGAGACAACTTGCTGATGTAGTAGATTTAGAACTTGAACACGATTATTGTATTAGAGAGCAAGAAAGAAGAGTTCAAGAATATTTAGATTTATTATTAAGTGGAAGACACGTATGGAAGGAGTTATCGAGATGAAAAAGAAAACATTTAGAGAAAAGTATGGTTCTTCAAATGCAATAAACCAAGTAGTTAAGGAAATAACAGAACTAATAAGAGAAACTAGCAAACCTAAGAAGACTAGAAAAACTACAACAAAGAAAAAGGAGAAATAATGAATATAATAATAATAGGGATATTTCTATCTATCTATATATTGTTATTAATTATTTCTTTTTTGTTTGGATATTTTATTGGTAATAATAAAGAAGATATAAAGCCAATAAAAATCAAAAGAAGAAGAAAGAAAGTAGAAGAAGAAATAGAAGACCCTGTAAGAATTATGTTAGAGAATATAGATAACTATAACGGGACATCGTTAGGACAAAAGGATGTACCAGAAGAAGAAGAGGAGTGGTAATATGGATTTAGAAGAAGTAGAAAGACTGCCACTTGGGTACTATATGAAAAGTCATTAGATTATCTAACAAGAATTGGATTATATACTAATACAGATATATTTAATAAATTTTATATAGGAGACCAATGGAACGGTTTAAAAGTATCTAAATCAGTTGAGCCTGTATGTTTGAATATAATAAAGCAAATAATTAAACAAAAGACATCTACTGTAACAGAGAACTTATTTGCTATTAACTATTCTCCAGAAAATGGGGATAATCAAGACTTTATAGAAAGTGCTCAAGATGTATGTTCTAGTTTAAATAGATATGCTAGTAAAATATGGGACTTTGACCAAATGGACTATAAAGTTAAGATGTGGGCAAAGAAGAACGCTATAGTAGGTCAAGTAATAGATTATATCGACTATAAAGATAAAAGACCAATAGATATAGATATAAAGAATACAGATATTATGTTTGGTGACGAAAACAATCCTGAAATTCAAGCACAACCTTGGATATTAGTAAGACAACGTAAAACTGTTTTATCTGTAAGAGAATATGCTAAAGAAAAAGGCTTACCAGACGAAAAACTAGATATGATAGTAGGAGATAATGATACATCTACTATATCAGGTGTTAAAGACGAACTAGAAGACAAAGTTTGGTTATTAACAAAGTTTTGGAAAGACAAAAAAGGTAATGTTCATTATTCAAGAAGTGTTAAATTTTTAGATATAGAAGAAGACGAAGATATGGGCATTAAACTATATCCTTTTGCTGTATGGAACTGGGAAGAAAGAGATGGTTCTGCGAGAGGTGTAGGAGAAGTTGAATATTTAAAAGCAAACCAAATGGAAATAAACAAAACTATTATGAGACGTGCTGTAACAGTTAAAAACGTAGCATATCCTCAAAAAGTAGTTAATGAAGACTCTATTTCAAATATTCAAGATGTTAATAAAATAGGTGCAACAATAAGATTTAAAGATATGGGTAGTACAAGAGCGTCAGATGTATTTATGAATACAACTCCTGCTCAAATGTCTACAGACGCTGAGAAAGTTCAAGCAGAACTTATCACATTATCTAAAGACTTATCTAACGTATCAGAAGCAACTACAGGTAATATAGACCCTTCAAGTGCTTCTGGTAGAGCAATCTTAGCAGTACAACAAGCACAAAATCAACCATTAAACGACCAAGTAATTGGTTTAAAGAAATTCTTGGAAGATATAGCAAGAATTTGGTATGAATATTGGAAAAAGAATTCCGCAGACATTGTTGTATTCTATAATGAAAAAGACCCTATAACAGGTGAAGAAATAATTGTAGAACAACCAGTAGACAAGAATGTTATGAAGAGATTAGACGCTTTTGTTAAAGTAGATATAACTCCAAGAGGTGCATATGATAGATATGCTCAAGAGTTATCATTAGAAAACTTAATGCAAGCAGGATTTATATCATTTGAAGAATATGTTGAGGCTCTTGACTCTGATAGTGTTCAATCTAAAGTAAAACTAGAGAAGATACTAAAAGAAAGAAGAGAAAAACAAGCACAAATCAACGCTATTGATATGCAAGCCACTGAGTTAATGAACTTCCAACAAGCACAAATTGCTGACGCTAATCAAATAGCAGATATACAAGACCAAGGTAGTGCTATGATGGCACAAGCCTTACAAGAGGCACGAAATACGTCATATGGTAGTGACAGAAATAAAACTGATGTCTCAAACAATGTCAATTTAGGAGCGTAATTGCTCCTTTTTATATGGTTAAAGTAAGGGAAATCTTATAATGACCACCAAAATTGTCTAGCATATCGACATTAAATGTATGGTGAGGGAAGCAAACCCGTATAAATAGAAAGGATAGGACTATGGAAGAATATAATAGTTCAACACTTATATCGGAAGATATTGAAAACGTAGAAGAGGAAACTACAGAAGAAATAACTCAAGAGGAAGAAACTGTAGTTGATGAAACTCCAGAAGGAGTTGAAGTCAAGGCAGAAGAAGAACCTCAAGGCAAATTCTATACAGACGAAGAATTTAATAAGGCTGTAAATGAAATTGCTGATAGGAGAGTAGCGAGAAAGATGAGAAAAATCAATCGTGAAATCGACAAATATAGAGACACTGAAAATGTATTAAAGTCTCAATTAGGCGGAGAAACAATCGAAGAAGTCAACACAAAGTTAAGAAAACTTTATACTGACGAAGGAGTATCTCTACCAGAACAATATGTTAGTGAAGACAAGGAATACCTTGAATATCTAGCAACTACAGACAGTGAAGATATTATAAAAGAAGGATTTAAAGCAACCGAAGAAGAGGCTAACAGATTAGCGTCTATTGGTTACGACAACCTTAATTACAAGGATAAACTTGTATTTACTAAATTAGTCGAGTCAATCGACAAACAAAAAGATATTAAAACATTAAAAGGTTTGAATATCGACCCTAGTATTCTTGATGACGAAAGTTTCATAGAATATAGAAGTCAATTTAACAGAAATGTTGCTATTGATAAGATATATGATATGTATACTGGAGTAAAAGAAACCAAGGTACAAACTCCAGGGGATTTATCTAATGTTTCTAAGACATCTAATGAATATTTTACAGACGAAGAAATAGAAGCATTAACAGACGAAGACCTAGACGACCCAGCAATATGGGCAAAATTGAGGAAAACTCAAACAAGAAATAATATATAGGAAGGATGATAAAATATGGCAATAACTGTTGCTACACAAAAAATTTGGCATAAGGCTTATGAACACGCCTTAACTACTATTACATCATTAAGAAATCACTGTGATTTCAAATACGAAAGGGACTCAAAAAATGCAGATACTGTTTACATCTTAAACGCTGTTAGACCAACTGTTAGAACTTATGTTCCAGGTACTGACATCCAAAGAGACGCTGTAGACGCTACTAGACAAGCATTAGTAATCGACCAATTCAAATACTTCAATATTGAAATGGACGACGTTTACAAAGCACAAACAGTTCCAGGTGCTATGGAGGCTTCTGCATTAGAAGGTGCTAGAGCATTATCAGAAGAAGGAGACAAATATGTTGCTAAGTTAGTTAAAGACGGAGTAGAAGACGGTTCTATCGGAACTGTTGCTAAGTTCACTCCAACAAAGGCTAACGCTATTGATAAGATTGAAGAAGGATTTGCTTACTTATATAGTAAGAACAATAGAGTTACTGACTCTTATTGGTTAGAAGTATGTCCTGACTACTTCAAATTTATTAGACCTTCATTAACTGAATTATTAACAAACAACGTTGAATTAGCAAGAAAGGGTGCTGTTGGAAAATATGCTAACGCTTATGTTACTATTGAAAACTTACTACCTAAAGCAAAATCAAGTAATTCAGAAGCAGAAGAAGATGTACGTTGCAACATTTTAAGAACTTCACACGCTATTGCTTTCGTTGAACAAATCAAAGAAACTAAAGCATATGATGTTCAAGACGCTTTCTCTCAAGCAATCAAGTCTCTATACGGATTTGGTGCTAAAGTAGTTAGACCAGATGAAATCGTTGTATTAGAAACTACATTATAATATCAGAGGGGTTATCCCCTCTTTTATCGAGTGAACTAGTGTGCAAGGTGGTGCAATTCCACCTCTCTCGACCTTAGAAGGAGAAATTATGGAAAAGAAATTAGAATATTACACATTAAAACCAAATTTAAAACAATACTATGGTATAAAGGTTGACGAAAACACAACCTTTGACGAAAGTACCGATGACGGTACAATTAAACAACACTTTGAGAATTTAACGCTTACAACCATTGTAGAGCGTAATAAAGAGGTTGACGATAATAATCCTTACGACATAAAAGAAGAGTCTAAAATGACCATTAAAATGCCTTCTGGGACTATTCTTTTATGGGATGAGAACGAAGGATTTATAATATCAGGTTATAACATAACAACATTAACAGAATTAGAAGAAGATATTAAAAAAGTTAAAGAAATATATAAGAACTCAATAGTATAGGAGGGGTAGTTATGACTCTAAAGGAAATGAAAATTAAAGTATTCTCTCTTATAGAAGAATATTATCCAGAGGCTAGCGGTTTAGCAGAGGATGAAGACGTATTAAACAAAATCAACGGAATAGTAAACTCTATTCAATTAGATTTAATGAAATACCGCAAAATACCTGCTAATGCAGAAATAGAGGTTAAAGAAAACGACGATAAGATAATAACTATAAGTGACGAAATTAAAGATATTTATCAAATAAATAAAATAATATTAGTACCAAGTGAAGAATATACTGGCACTATCGATTTTAGTATGATAGACGAAAACACTTTAGAATTGCCAAAAGACTTTGTTGGTACAGTAAGAATTTATTATTATAAATATCCTAAAATGGTTAAAGTTACTTTTGAAGAAGATGAAGACCAAGATGAATATGACACAAACTTTAAATTTGATTTAGATTTAGTTTTACAAGAGATAATGCCTTATGGTATTGCAAGAGATATATTAAGATTAGATATGATTTCAGTTTATGGAACATATTTTGAAAAGACATATAATGAGTTAAAACAAACAATAGACGACAGAAAATCAGCAGGTATCATAAATATTTATGGTGGAGACGATATTTAAGGGGTGAACTTATGGCAAGTAGTTTAAATAAAATCTTAACTAGAAACTATGCCAACTTTAGAGGTGTAGACTTTACAAATGGTATAGTATCGAAATATCGTTCGCCTGACGCATTAAATATGTGGAGAGATTATTTAGATGATGACTGCATACAAACAAGACCAGGTATGGAGTTAATCGGTGAGTTCGATTACGAAATATTTGGTCTCTTTTTTTATAAGTTAAATAATACTACTCACGTATTGGTGCACGCAGGCACTAAATTATATAAATGGGATAACTTCCCAAATAAACCTGTTGAAAAAACCCTACTTTTCAACAATATGAATGTTAGAAAGTCAAATTATTTTGTGTTTAAAGATACATTGTTCATTATGGATGGTATTAACTATCTAGAATATAATGGAACAACATTAAAAGATGTAGAAGGAACTATTCCTACAACATCTTATTGGAAAAACCCTGACGGAAGCGTTAATTTAGATGAAGATACAGACCAGAATTATGTATATCAAGACGTTAATTGCTTGACAGGAATTAGGAAAAATACATTCGTTGGGGATGGTATCTCGACAGAATATCACTTAGATATAGACGGTCTTGACGCAGATTATGACGAGATAGTTACAATTAATAATGTAGTCAAGACGCAAACTACGGATTATTCTGTTGATAAGACTAATGGAATTGTAACTTTTGTCACAGCCCCTGCCAAAAGTGATAAAGTAATCATACAATTTAGTCGCACAGCGAGCGGATATAGAGAAAGAATAACAAATTGTACTATAATTGCACAGTTTGATAATAGAATATTTTATTCTGGTAATCCAGATTATCCTAACGCTGTATTCCATTGTGAATTGAGCGACCCTAGGTATATAAGAGATAATGCTTACCAAAATATGGGTGTAGATTTGGCTCCTGTTAAAACTATTATTGCTGGAAACAACGCTTTATGGGTAGCCAAAGAAACATATCAAAATCAAGCAAGTATATTTTATATGGTACCATCAGTAGATATGAGTTTAGGGGACGACCATAAAATATATCCATCAAATACAGGTAATGTATCTGTAGGATGTGTTAGTACAGGAATAAACTTTAATGATGATATAGTATATTTTTCTGATATGGGACTAGAAGGTATTACATCTACTGCACTATATTCAGAACAAGTATTACAACATCGTTCTAGTATGGTAGACCCTAAGATGGTAAATGAAGAAAATTATAACGACGTAGTACTTGCTGAGTGGCAAGGATATTTACTATGTTTATTTAATTCTCATATCTATCTTGCGGACAAGAGACAAAAGTTTGCAGATAATACAGATGTAGGATATGAGTGGTTCTATTGGGAACTACCTGTTAAAGAAGTAACATCTGGTTCTTATAAAGAATATTATCCATTTAATAATATGTTTGAGTATAGAGGAGATTTGTTCTTATCTAACGCTTATGGTGAAATATATGTGTTAGAAGGAGATACAGACAACGGAGAAAACATTAATTCTTACTGGGTAACTAGAAAGGATGATTTTGACGCTCCTTCTTATACTAAAACAACAAACAAAAAAGGATGTGTTATTAATCTTAAAAAGATGGATAATGATGAAATAGAAGTCACATCAATAGTCGACGATGTGGAAAGAAAGACAAAAGAAGCAATAGACACTTATGGATATTGCGTATATAAAGTAAAGAATAAGAAGTTTAGAAACTTACAATTTAAAATAAGTTCTGATAAACCTTTTGGATTGTTTGATATAACAGTTCAAGGATTTATTGCAGGATATATAAAGAGGTGATATAAATGGCTATGACTTTAAATAGTAGTGAACAAGAAAGGTTAAACAACGTATATAACGAACGAGAAAAAGCATTAGCAGAAAACAACTCAATGTATGAAGGTTTAATTAGTGAAGCAGAAAGTTTAAAAAATCAACAAAACGAGTATATAGCAGAGCAAGAGAAAATACAAAATCAAAACGCAGACGCTAATTTAGAACGTCAACGTATAACTATTGAGCAACAAAAAGAAGAAGCAGGAAAGAATAAAGATGTTGAAGAAAAAAAGGCGTTAAACGATTATACAGCATATATTAACCCTTACGGAATACAAAACGAAAGATTATATAGTGCTGGTTTAGGAAACTCTGGTGTAAGTGAAACCTCTATGTTAGGTGCACGTACTGCTTATCAAAATAGAGTTGCTACAGGTAATGCTAATTATATGAAGGCTATAGAGCAATATAACTTAACAATGGACCAAGCAATTAAAGATAATGACGCTCAAAAGGCTCAAAATGCTTTTAATAAACTTCAACTTGAATTACAAAATAATCAAGATTATCTAAGTAAAGTTGCTTCTCTATCAGAGGCTAAACTAAAAAATGCTAATACTATTACGGCTCGATATGAAGACCAATACAATACTGTATATAATCAAATAATGAAAGAACAACAACAAGCAGAAGAGTTAAGAAGATATAACGAACAAATGGCGTTACAATCTAAGTATTCTGGTGGTTCTGGTGGCTCTGGAGGCTCTGGTGGTAATAAAAAAACCAGCAAATTAAGTTCTAGCGGAATATCAGGACAATATGGTAGCACTACTGAATTATATCAATGGCAAACTCCATTATTATCTGGAAAAGATAAGACTTGGTACAATAATACATTTGAGAAACACTCTTATCAAGAAAAAGACCTAATTTGGGTATTAGATAAGGCTGTTCAAGAAGGCAAATTATCTGCAAAAGGTGCAAGTTACATTTATTCTTCTTACAGTCCAAACAATCCTAAGAGTAATAATTCATCTAGTAGCAAGAAAAAATCTTATACAATAGGTGGAATAGTAACAAGATTATTAGGTATAGATTAGAAAGGAGTTAATCCTATGGCTAAAAAAGATAAATATGAATTAGAGTGGGAGAAGATAAGAACCGGTCAAGGACAAGAATATTTACAAGGCGGTGTTATCGGAAACGCTAAAGGTGAAAGATATTACGCTGGTACGCCCAGCGTTTTATCTAACCAACAAGAAGAAAAGAAAACAAATTTCTTTGATAATTGGATAAATTCAGGAGCGTTTAAAGACGGCTATCAATTCGGCGATATAACTAAATCTATTGGTAGTACAGCGGGAGATATTGGTCTTAACGTTGTTGAAGGTATTATGTCTATGGGAGAAGGTCTTGGAGACTTAGCAAATTATGGTATTGCAAATATTCAAGATTATTTAGGATATAAAGACCAAGCAAAAGAAAGAAGACAACAAGCGTCTGAAAATGCTACAAGCCTAACAATGAACTGGCTTAAAAATAAAATCGGTATAAACGAAAACTCATTATCTGGAGACAAGATAGACAACATTGGAAGAGCGGTAGGTAATGCTATGACAATATGGGCTACAGCAGGTTTAGGAGAATATGCTAACCTAGGAAAAGTTGGCTCATCAGTATTGACAAACGGAGAATTATTTGCCAGTTCAATGGGTTCAGGTATGAGTGAAGCATATCAAAGCGGAGCAACAGATGACGAAGCGTTGAAATACGGTATTATTTCTGCACTTGCTGAAACTGGTTCAGAAATGATGTTCGGTGGTTTAGGTAGAGGCTTAAATACAATAGGTGTAGGTAAAGGTTTATCTGAGGCTGATGATATACTTGCTAAGAAAGTTGCTAGCAAGTTTAAGACAAAACTAGCAAAGAATTTATCTGAATATGTCGTAAAATCTGGAGCAGAAGGTGTAGAAGAAGTAGTATCTGGCGTGCTTCAAGGCTTTGGTAAGTATTATACTTATCAAAAAGACAAAGATTTGGGTCAAATAATGAAAGATGAAGATTTACTTGACTCATTTATTGCCGGTGCTGTATCTTCTGGAGTTATGCAATCATCTGGATTTGTTAAATCTACTAAAGCAAACAGAGATTTTATTACTAATTTAACTGATGTAGAACAAAGAAAAGTAGACGAAAGAACAAGTGATAGAGTTGCTGAATTGCAAAAACAAGGAAAGAAAGTAACAGATAAAGAAATAAGCAAGATAGCAGAAGAAGAAAAGGATAAAATGTTAGATTTATTAATTAACATTGAATACTTTAGAGATAAATCTATGAGTTATTACCAAACATTAGATAATCAATCAAGAATGTTATATAACGATTTGGTAAATGACATATCACAATTAAGTTTTGACACTGGAATTGCTGTAGATTTTGAACCAGAACAACAAGAATTAACACGTTGGGATGGAAATACATTAGTAATTAATCCTTCAATGACAACAGAACCTATTAAAACGTTGTTATTAAAGGGAATGGGGTACAAATTACTATCAAACGATAGTAGAGAAGCCATTTTATCGTATTCTAAAGAAATCAAGTCATATGAGCCTTTAAAACAACAATTAATGAAACAAGGTTTAGATGAGACTTCTGCTGAAAGTGAAATAATATCGCTTACTTTAAACGATATATTGTCTAATGTTAATAAAATAAAGAAGTTAGATGATAATACTTATAAAGAAGTAAGAAGAATAGTTGATAATATTGCAAGAAAATACAACAGAGACACTAAAGATAATTTATTCTTACAACAATCAATGGCAAACTTGAACAACGCTAAAGGTATTAAAAACGAAACAATGGCTAATCCTTATACTCCTGATGTTAGTAAGTATAAAGGACTTGCTAGAAATACTGTTATGAACGCACAAGAAAGCAATTTACTTAATAACAGCAGACAAACTCAAAAAATAATGGACGTTGCTTCTAAAGTGTCTGAACATATTAATAAAGAATTTGAGTTTACTAATAATGAAAGATTAGATAAATTATATAAAAAGTTAATTAAAGACGGTAAGATAGAAAAAGGCGAGACAATTAATGGGTATATGGATGACGGCAAGATTGTCGTAAACATTGACTCTCCTGAGGCTATTAATTTTATAATTGGTCACGAAGTAAGTCACGCTATTAGAAATTCTAAGAATTGGGACGATTTAAAAAACACTTTAATAGACTTAGCAGAAGAAAGAAAAGACTATAAAAAGTTTGCTGATAGGATTAAAGATGTTTATCCTAATATGTCTAACGAAGAATTAAATGAAGAATTAGTTTCAGATTTAATTGGTAAATATTTATTTACTGACCAAGAGTTTATAAATAGAGTTTCTAAAAACAAAAACGTTGTTGACAAGATTATTGATACATTAAAGAATATAGTTAATGATATTAAAGATATATTTGGTATTAATAGTCGTGAACAACAATTATTAAATAAAGCAATTAAGGCTTATGAAAAGGCTTATAATGATAATTATGAACAAAACAAAGGGTTTAAATTGTCATTGAGCGAACAAAATAAAGAAGGTAATGTAACAGATAATAAGGGAAGAAAATTAACTAAAGGTCAACAAAAGTACTTTGGTAAATCGAAAGTTGTAGATGAAAACGGCAACTTAATGACTGTTTATCATACAACTACTGAACCTCTTGTTCAATTTAATGAGTTTAACCCTGTCGGAACATATGATTATAGATTTAGAGACCAAGTTGTAAATTACTATTCAGATGACAAAATTATGTCAGGTAGTTATGCTTCACGTCATACAGACTATGGTTCTGTTCAAAGTTACAATATGGCAGACCCTAGCAAATTAAATAGTATTGACGAAGCAAGAAAATGGATTGAAGAGAACAGATTTGCAGGTCTTATACCTTATGATTATGAATTAAGTGAAAAGAGCGAAGATGGTTATATAAGATTAAAATTATATAATTGGGATAGTGGCAATAAAATCTTAGAGCAAAACTACAATTCAGATGAAACTTTACTTAAAAACGTAAGAGAAGATATACAAAAAGTCATTAAACCAGTAATGCACAATATTCAATATGAAGGATATTTAAACATTAAAAACCCTTATGTAGTAGACGCAAAGGGTAATTATTGGAATAGAGTTAAATCTGATATAGAGGGTTATATTAGTGATTTTATTAACAAGATTAATCAAAACCCAGAACTTAAAGATAGAGCAATAAAATTAGCAAAAGAGTCAGAAAAGGAATATTATAAATATCTTAAATCTGATAGTAAAAGAACATATTATCTTCTTCAAGAAATGAAGTATGACATACAAGGAAATGTAGAAGAGATAATAAATTATGCTAGCCCACGTAACCTTGATTACGACGCAGTACTAAAAAAACACGGTAAAAGATTATTAGATATGTACCCTTCAAAAGTTGCAGAACACACTCCATCAGGAAATTCATTATTATATGATTTTATACCTGATAATTATCACGACTATTTTACAGAAAAACTTAAAAAGATAGGCATAGACTTTAATAAATTGACAATAAAACAATATACCAATATGTTGAGAGAAAGTATGAAAGATAACATAAAATATGGCAGTAATGACTCTTACTTCTCTAATAAAATAGAAGACGTATTAGGTAAAGAAACATATAAAAATTTAGTAAGTAATGGTGTAGGGAAATATACATTATACGATATTGCTAGTCATAATTTTGAAGAAAACTATTTGTCAGATAATTATGGTCGTATTATGACAACAAACGATGTTGTTATTCAAATCATAAAAGATAATGTTATGAACAATGCTGGTTATGATGGAGTTATATTCAAAAATGTAATAGATTATGGTGGAAGTGCTCACGAAGATGAGTCAGCACACGATGTATATGTTACATTTAATTCTAATCAATTTAAGTCTGTAGAAAACAAAAAACCTACAGAAGACCCTGACTGGAGATACTCATTATCTAAGGAGGCTACAGAAGAATATGGAGACTTTAATATATATGGTAAAGATATAAAGGCTGAAAAATTAATTCCTAAGACTGAGACAAAAGTTGAAGAAAAACCAAAAGTTAAGTCACAAGTTGAGACAAAAGTAGGTGAAGATGAATATAGGTCTACAGATAAGTTACCAGGAACAACTAAACCAGGCACTTATATAGAACCAAGTACTCCTATAAAACAATTTACTAAAAAAGCAAAGAAGTTTGTTGAGCAAATAACTAATCAAAATATATTTAGTAAAGAATTATCAAAGAATTATACTTCGTTTGTAGATAAACTTCATCCTATTCAAGAATTAGCAGATGTATCTGGAAACAACCAATTATATGCTAAATTCAATAATAGAGGTATGAGTAACGGAAAAGGGCAATATCAAATAGGAACTGCTCAAACAGATATAAATGGTAATGTAATAGGGAAATCTATTAATAACATATTTAAACCAGTTGAAGACGCTGGATTAACTACTGAATTTGATGATTATTTAGCACATAGACTTAATATAGAAAGATATGACAAAGTGCCTGTATGGGACGAAAGTGTTACGCCTAAAATATCAAAGCAAATAGTTAAGGAATATGAGAACAAATATTCTCAATTCAAAGAGTGGGCTGAGGACGTATATACTTTTAACGATAATCAATTACAAAAAATGATTGATGGTGGTCTAGCAAAAGAAAATGCTAGAGATTGGTTATATAACAATTATGTAACTATATCAAGAGAAGTTGGACCATCTACAAATCCTTTATTAGTCAACTCTAAAGGTGTAGGTGTTAATTCTCCTATAAGAAAGGCAAAAGGAAGCAATTTGGCTATAAGACCAATGAAAGAGGCTATGGCTAGACAAGCATTATTAACAGAAAGAGCAATCGCTGATAACATTGCTGGTCAAGAATTATTAAATGTTTTAGGTGGAACTGTAGGTAAAACTAAGACATTATTAACTCAAGCAATGGAAGGCGAAAACAACGCATTAGTACAAAATCCTGACGGAACTTACAACTATACTGTTTATAAAGATGGTGTTCCTGTCACAATGCAAGTCACAAAAGAAGTTGCTGACGCTATTAAACCATCTACAACAAAAGAGTGGGAAAGTCTTGCTCCATTTAAAGCGATTAGAGGTATATCTGGATTGCAAAGGGGATTATTAACAGATAAAAACCCATTATTTATATTTACTAACTTCTTTAAGGATATTGGAGACGCTCCATTAAATAGTAAATTTAGTGCTGGAGAAATGTATGCTAATTATCCTAAGGCTGTAAGTATGATGATAAAGAACTCTCCAGAGTGGCAAAAATATGTTGCTAATGGTGGTTTAGCAAATACTTACTTTGAAACTAAAAGTGGAGAATTTGTTAAATCTCAAAATAAATTTGTTAGAGGTATTCAAACAATAAATGAATTAGTTGAACAAGCCCCAAGATTTACAGAATATCTTAATACACTTGCACACGGAGGAACATTACAAGAAGCATTATATAACTCTGCCGAAGTTACAACTAACTTTGCTAGAGGTGGTGAAATAACTAAGATATTAAACAGAAACGGATTTAACTTTTTGAACGCTTCTGTTCAAGGTTTTGATAAACAAATAAGAAATTTCACTAGACAACCAGGTGCTAAAGGATATATTCAATTATTAACTAAAGTAGCATTATTAGGAGTTGCTCCTGCATTAATAAACAATTTCTTATTAGATGACGATGATGATTACGTAGAACTTCCTGATTATGTTAAAGATAATTATTATTTATTTAAAACAAGTGATAATCAATTTGTAAGAATACCTAAAGGGCGTGTAATGAGTATATTTGGTACAACAGCACGTCATTTGGTTGAAATAGGTAAAGGTAATGAAAATCTTAAAGACTTAGTAAAAGATACCGGAGAACAAATATTAAACAACGTTGCTCCTAATAACCCATTAGAGAACAATATATTATCTCCATTGATAAGTGTTGCAAACAACAAAAGTTGGAGTGGTAGTAAAATTGTTAGTACAACACTTGAAAACTACCCTGACGCTTATCAATATGACGAAAAGACAACTTCGCTTGCTAAGTGGTTAGGTAAAACGTTTAATTATTCTCCTAAGAAAATAGATTACTTACTAGACCAATATACTGGAGGTATAGGCGATGTTGTAATGCCTATTATGACACCATATGCAGAAAGTAATACAGATAATGTAGTTAAAAATGCTTTAATTGCTCCGTTTGTATCAAAGTTTACTGTAGATAGTACTATATCTAATAAGTATGTCAATC